TTTGTTTAGAAAGTTCGACTAATAATTCGGCAAATGCAGTACTAGCACACTCTAAAATGATGATAAAATATGACACAGGGAATGTGGGTATAGGAACAACAACTCCGGCTTATAAACTTGATGTCGATGGTGATATTAACATGTCTACTGGTAGTAGTTTCAGGATTAACGGGGTCGCACAAACGTTTGGGGGTGGCTCATCCGTTTGGTCAGAGGTGAGCAGCTTTGGACTGACAAACACCTATTATACCAGTGGTAATGTCGGTATAGGATCAACGCCTTCAATTTATAGGTTGGATGTTAACGGTGATATTAACATGTCTAGTGGTAGTAGTTTAAGAATTAATGGAGTTGCACAATCGTTTGGTGGTGGAGGATCATCTCCGTGGACCACAGGTTCTGCTGCGGGAACATATCCACCGAGTGCGATGATTTCAAACGGTTCGGGTGGATATGGTGCGACTGCGAGTTCAACTAATTACCCTCCCACTTTTGACGTTTTTAAAGCGTTTAATCAAACAATAAGTGATGAAGGTTGGCACGGTACCGGGGGTCAATATTCTTCGACTACCCGTAATTATATTGGTAGTTTTTCGACAACATACGATGGAAGTTCAAGTGTCAGTGGTGAATGGATACAATTACAATTTCCATCGAGTACAAGTATAGCTGAAATAGAAATAGCCCCGAGATCAGGTAGTAATAATTATTTGAATAGGTGTGCCGGTGATGGTATAATTTTAGGAAGTACCAATGGTTCGACATGGACAAGTATAGCTACATTTTCCGGTAAAACATACACGACTGGAAATTATACAAGTATTACGTTCGCTGCATCTTCGTCTTATACGTATTTTAGAGTAGTTATTACAAAATTATCAGGTAGTAGCGGAGAGAGTGTGATAAATATTAGTGAATTACGATTTAAAGGAGGTAATTCCATATATTACCCAAGTTCGGGATCAAGTAGTGTTGGTATCGGTACAACGTCTCCATCGTATACATTAGATGTCGATGGTGATATTAACATGTCTACTGGTAGTAGTTTCAGGATTAATGGTGTCGCACAAACGTTTGGAGGTGGTGGTTCGAGTCCTTGGACAACGTCGGGTTCAAATATTTATAGAAGCTCGCAAGTAAATATAGGTGGAAGTACATTCACACGAGCCAAATTAGAAGTTAATGGGGTGTATGGCAGTTATCTAAGTTTTACGTACTACGCGCAAAATACACACGGTGGAAATTCATCTGGAGTTAACACTTATTCCATATATGCAAATCAAAGAATTGCAGCTAATGAATTTAATGCACATTCAGATCGTCGAATAAAAAAGAATATAACCGATATAAACGATAGTTCTGCACTCGATAAAATTCGTCTTCTTGAACCCAAAATATACAATTATATCGACGAAAAAGATAGAGGGACAAGTAATGTATACGGTTTTATCGCCCAAGAAGTCGCGAACGTTTTACCTTACGCGGTTACAATAAGTGAAGGTGATATACCAAATATATTAAGAAACTCAAATGTAAGTGTCGTCGATAATAACACAGTTGAATTGACTTTAGAATCATCTGTAGAAGAATTAAGTTTATCAAATACATCTGTTATAAACATTATTACAGATAAGGATAAAGATTTAAAGTGTAATGTACTTTCGTTTTCGGAAAATAATGTTATAACAATAGAAAATACAGATGAGTTTAGTAATGTCACGAACGCTTTTATAAAGGGGGAACAAGTAAATGATTTTCATCATTTAAATAAAGATGCTATATGGGCAGTTTCAACTGCGGCTTTACAGGAAGTAGATAGACAATTACAGACCGAAAAGGCGAAAGTTTCGACGTTAGAAACACAAGTCGCTAATCTATTAGCGCGTGTATCGGCATTAGAAAACACGTAATCAGTTTATTAAAAAACAAATTCACATTTACCATTCTGGAATAATCAGGATGGTAAATGTCGTTATTCTTTTATTTTTTAGGAAGGGCGTCCATTATAGCTAAAGTAATAACACCCGCAATAAAAAACATCACGACGTAATTACACTCTGTATTTTCTATTACACGAACAGGTACAATTTTCTCCTTTTGAACTATTTCACGTTCTGGAGAAATATCCGCCTGACGAATAGGTTTTTTAACCTCGATGGGATCATCGTCATCTATGAGAGAGTAACCTATCATTTATACTAAAGGTTTATAAATTTATTTCAACCTTTTTTGATTTTCTACCTCGTTTCCCCTTCGTAGAATTTGATAATTTTACCTCTTTAACATCATCACCATCTTCATTATTATCGTCAATGTCCCCGGGTATAGATGCTATATCCGATATATCGTCATCTGGGTCATCTGTTACTGGATTTTGTATTGGGTCTATTCTCGTTGTATTCATTGGTGGTGTTGGTGGCATCATTATATTACCCATTAAACTCGATATGTCTATACCAGGACCCTGCATTTCGTGTCTACCATCTGATTGTTGAGATATATCATTTTGCACTTGTTGTGATTTAGGAACTGTGTTCTGTACAGCATTCATCATATTCTTTACCAAATCTGGGTTTTGTTTTATGACATCGTTCATATTTGGCATGACTGATTTAAACATGCTATTTGTCAAATGAAACATCATAGCACTACCACCAAGCATCATAATAAGCTTAACTTCGGGTGCGACTGTCATTTTAGTTCTATATTTCACATACAATTCCTCAAAAACTTCATCGTAATCGTCTACATTTTCCATTACATTTTCAGACCATCCATCGAGTTGAATTTCAAACGGGTTATACTTTTTATTCATGAACTCAAGACCAGTTGTACATGCAATAAGCATGCGTCTGGAAAACTTAATAGATTTATCCACATCTATGCTATACGTTATTCTCTTCAACTCTGTTCTTAACTCATCTATTGGTGAATACGCGTTTAATCTTTTATTTACCGTGAACCCTTTTTTTTCTAATCTATCAAGTTTATTTACTAAATCTGCTTTTTCTTCATCTATATTTTTATATCCTGGTGAAGGTTTTTCTTCTTCTTCGGCTGTATATTCGTATTGAGGTTCCTCGGCATATCCTTCATCGTTATCGTTTTCGCCATAATCAACTGGATCTTCGATAGGTGGTCTACTTGGTGGGTTTTGTTTATTTGGATTTGCAAAAGAATCTATATCCTCTTGGAATTGTTGTGTGGGTGGGGGTGTAAATTGTGTGGGTAGTGGTCTTTTCACAGGCTGGTGTTTTGGAACACTTATTTCAATTTCATCCATCAGGGCTTGTTCACGATCATCTAATTTCATAACATTTGTATTACCTCTATCAAGAATAATCTCACCGTCCATTTAATCTTTATATTGAAACTATTCACAATTCTTTAACGCACTTTATAAATAAAATATTGCATGATTACAAATAACCATGAAATTGAATCGTACTGATAAACAAACATTGTTTGCTATTTTCGTCGTAATCGCCCTAATTACTATTCTCGGAAGTTTGAGACAAAGTAATTACCAGCCCAAAGAAATCACCATCGCACCAAAAAATGAAAATTCTCTTTTTAATATCCAAGCATCTGAAAAATGTTTAGGAAGTTATTACTCAAATAGTGTCGGTGGTATTTGTGATGGCCAGAAATTAATAAAGGAACAAGCTGATGCTGAAATAACGGATGGAATCGGTGGTACTTTAATCTAAGCTAATACTAAATGGCTTCTCTCACAGCACCGCAACTTTTACCCGATACAGAACACGAATATCATACTGTAGTTGTTGATAATTCAAATTTTTCAAATAGCGAAAAACCTAAGTTTACTGTTTTTCTACCAGTAATTTTGGAAAATATTGTACAGGCAAAATTAGTCGCCGGTAATTTTTCTAGTGTATATAATTCGCCTCCTATTATTAATTTAAATATAGAACAGTTAAACACTCCATTTTCTCAATACACAAAAGATACACTCTCATCAACTAGCCAAATTAAATTACAAAATCTTTTTGGTTCTCTGATAACAGATAACGGTACTACATTTTCTTTTAAAGACAATTATCCAATTGTTCAACAATATAATAACCCAATACGTAAACTCGACAGGTTATCTATTGAATTTTTAAATCCATTGGGAGCAGAACAAAGTGTGGGGAATGTTTATCTTATATTTAAATTCGTTTGCAAAAAAAGAAATTTATCCCTTCAATAATTTTCAGGGCGTTAACTAATGTATATTTATAACCTTTTCTTATTATAAATGTCTTCTGGTGTTGTTCAACTTGTTTCTGTAGGTGCTCAAGACGAGCACATAATGGGAAAACCGGAAATATCATTTTTTAATTCAACATTTAAAAGACACTCTAATTTTTCACAGTCCGTCGAAAAGCAAACGATACAGGGAGCTGTGAAAAGTAATTCCATGTCATCTATCCGTTTCGATAGAAACGGTGATTTATTAGGATACACGTATCTTACAATACACAATGGTCAAAAAGCACTAGATGCTTTAAGATGGACAGACCTCATAGATAAAATCGAATTATACATAGGCGGTCATCTGATAGACTCACAAGAATCCGTTTTTACAGAAAAAATAGCCATAGATACTTTCGCACAGAACATATCTAAAAGTTGTATGGGTACACACCCAGGTATAAGCGGTAATTCGTATTTTTATCCACTCAGGTTCTTTTTTTGCGAAGGTCCGCAATGTGCATTACCACTCATTGCACTCAATTATCACGAAGTTGAAATTCGTATTCATTGGGGACAAAATGCGCATAATTATATTTGGGAAGCTCATTCAAACTATTATTTCCTTGATAACGAAGAACGTGGTAACATAGTTTCTAGAAATCATAATATTCTCATCACACAAGTTCAAAAAAATATAGCATCTGGTGAAAAAACACAAGAGCTTACATTTAATCACCCAGTTAAATATATCGCATCCTCAGATACAACAACTGAAGGTGCCCTTACTTCCCCAAGTAACAAAATTAAAATTAATATAAATGGTATCGATTTAACAGAATATAGATGGGGTAGACCACATTATATGGAAGTTTCTAATTATTATCATACAAACTTTGTTACATCACCAGACTTTTTCTTATACTGTTTCTGTATTTCCACGAGTTCTTTACAGCCAACAGGCTCGCTCAACTTTAGTAGAATCAATTCAGCTAAAATTATGAGTCAAAACATGAACATAAACGACCCAATATACGCAGTCAACTATAACATACTCAGAATAGAAAATGGTATGGCTGGTTTGATTTATGCAAATTAAAATACGGTATTATATTAAATGGTTAAAAACTTACCGTCGATAGAAAGGTCTACAAAGATAAGGTTAGGTAAATACATACCAGAGGACCAGGCGAATAATACTATTATTTTTAATGCAACTGATGCATTATTACCAGATACATCAACATCAAATAGCACTTATATTGCACCCATACGCGGAAAAGGAGATAGTGAATCAGGAACTTTTAACGTTTTAGCATATAAACCAGGTACACACGAAATAGTCGATACAAAACTAACAACAGATGAGGTCGGTAACAAAAGTTTACAGGATGTTACGAATGTAGGATCAACAACAACTCAACCAGTTGGTTTATCTAACACAAACCCACAAGATACACTTTCTATAGGTAATCGTATATTTATAAATAAAAGTAGTTCTGATTACGGTATAAAAATTACCGACCAAGGTAAGCTTCTCATTGACGGTGTATCTAATGGTAATGAAGTTCAGGTTTCTGGTACCATTCACGCAACCAATTTTACAGGTTCACACATTGGTTTAAGTAACACGGAACCAACCGATTCTATTAGTATAGGTAACGAAGGTCAAACAATATTAAATATACCATCAGAAACTGTGTACGCTCTCAAGACATCAGGTAACTTATACGCACAAAACTATACAGGGGATGGTGGTCTTCTTTCAAATGTAACTTTACAAACTGTCACGGATAAAAGTAATATTACATCAAATACACTCCAACTCACAAATCCAACAACATCACTCCATGCCTACAGTAATATAACCGTCGATGGTAAAATTTTAGGTGAAATACACGGTTCAAACGCTATAACAGCGTCTACAATAACAGGTACAGTTATAGAATCAGTGGGGGGAGTATTTAAAGGTAATGGTAGTCAATTATCAGATTTGAATGCAAGTAATATTCAAGTCGGAACACTTAGTACGAGTCTTCTAAATACACAATCTGGTACGACTGGTAATATAATATTAGACACAGGTCCTACTATAACAAGTGGTAAATTAACAAATGTTACTGATACAGAAATTGTATATGCGGGTTCTACAAATGATGAATTAACATCCGATTCAGATTTTGTATACATTCACAATGATAAAAAACTAAAAGTTAATAAACTTGAAGTCGCGACCGATTTAAAAGTTCTCGGTACTTTCTCAAACATACAGTCAGAACACGTAATTATAAAAGATGCTATAATTCAACTTGGTGATGGTACAGAAAACGTCGATTCGGGTATGATATTTGCGAGAACACCAGCTACAGATAACGTATACGTAGGTTACGATCAAACTGAATCTGAATTAGCTATTGGTTTTACCGATAATAAAGCAGCAGACTCATCCATAACAGTAAAAGATAATGTCGATTTTAATGCTAAATTTTATGGTAACGTCGAAACAAGAACAGTTTTATTTGACGATAACGTACAGTTAAAGGCTGTAAATCCGGGTAAATCTTTTAAAGTAGTTAACGCCATAAAACTTGACCCAAATCACGAATCACCTTTAAATAACGTTTTATCGTTCGATACATCAACGGGTGAAATATACGATTCAGGAGGACAAGGTGGTTCAACACTTGCTAACATAATCGAGGAAGGTTCAAATGTAGCAATTGGTCCATCAGTGGCATCTGCAAATCTTACGGTAAACACGTACGGGTCTAACGTACTCACGGTTACAGGTAACGTTTCTGCCGATAATATTACAATAGGCGCTTTACATGTCGCTGCATCACCATTCAATTTAGATGATGTCGCGAGTGCAGGTGCAGGTGCAAATGTAACTTCGAATGTTATTCAGTTTACAGCTACGGGTAACGCGTTTGTTACGACTAACAACATTAAAATAGGCAAAGACGTACACGCGGGCGGTAACGTATATTCCCAAAACCTCCAACTCACAAACACACAAATTACAGCATCATTTACATCCGGTTCGGGAACGATTACAATAGACGCAAAAAATAAGAGTTACGGAACAGCTCCACTCATATCT